AGGACTCTAAGGTTATTCTATGGGCGTTATATTGAGCCGTTGCTATGTTACTTTATGAATTAACCCGTTGCGCATTGTTATGCGGCCAAACCATTCCCGCCCTTGCTTGGTTATATGTGGGCGGTTGACTACTGTCAGAGTCCCGTTGGGCGTATACTCAGCGCCAAATATGCTTGTCTCAATATACTTAAGCGGCTCGCCTATGCTTTCTTTGCATGCTTTCTTGCTTGGATAGTTTGCTATCAGTGTCATTAGATTGTTTCCTTTTCTTGTGTTGTTGTTGTTTCTAATTCATATACGAATCCGCTTGAGTCCTTATAGGCATGACCTTTTGCGAAGAGTCCAACGAATACGCCTTGCGGATCTATAAACCTTAAATCATGGGAGTCACCATCGATCATAGGCCGCCCCATAAAGGACTCTGGTTTAGATTCATCACGTTTAAGGCGCAACACAACAACACAATTCATGCCGTTATTAAAAGCGGATTCTATGTCGGACTCTGTTGTGTCTTCACTCATAGAATAGACAAGGGAATAGTTTGGAATATGACTCACATTCCTATTAGCGATTTTACTATAATCATAGAATGTAACATTCGGATTCTTGGTAAACAATTCTGGAAAGAGTGACTCAAACTTTTGATCACTTGTGCCATTCGGACGCACAACGGGAATAGCAGACTCTTTTAGCACCGCCTTGCGTTGTAGACTCTCAATTTCACGTTGAATCTTGATTTTAAATTGATCACGATATTTAAACCATATTAGAGTCCGAATGACTCTTGCGATGTGTACGTGATGACTCCCGTTGTTGATCATATGCAATTGCCCATGACCAGACTCGTTTAAACAATTCATACCACAGCCAAGAGTCGCTAATGCGCATGTGTTGATACCGCTTGCCCATGACGGCGCAAGGTGAAGAATAGCGGATTTATAGCCTAACTTTTCACCTTTAATTATCTTAGGATTCACGCTCAAAAGGTTTGGCAATTTATCCCATATAAGAGTCCCGTCATCACGAGTCGCCTTTTTAAGTTTGGACTCCGCTTGTGATCTAACATTGCGCCAAAACGGCGAGTCGTAATATTCTTTAAGTTTTTGACTCGTTGTTTTGGTATCATTCAAAAGGTTTATTGTGTTTGTGCGTTTTGTCATGGTGTTTATCCTTTGCAAACAAGATTGATATAAAAGCCGCCAGAGTTTTGAGTCATAATACCGACTCCGCATTCATCATGAAACGGCTCCAATAACGTTAGATATGGCAAGCAATACATTGCCGCAAGTAATAGCATCATTGCCAAAAACCAGCCTAAAACGTCTCTAATGCGTAATTGATAATCCATATTATGACTCCCTTATGTTATAGGTTTTAGAAACAGCTTCAATCGAAACAAGATTGCGAAACTTATAATTGTGATACTCTTCGATTAAACCAAAAACGCCAAGCGTGATAAATGGGGCAGCGGTTAAGATAATTGATATGATCATTTTAAGAGTCCTTTTATGTTGTGTTGTTTAACTTCTAAAAATGCTTAAAGCCGATTCGCCTATTAGAGTCGAGTCTTTTATCTAATTAAATTAAATTATTTTATGGGTTGAATCCTATAGGGAATCACTTTATCATTTTATATGAGGCTGGGTTACTAATCCCATAACCGTTTGTGTTGGTAAATTCCGACTCATTAGTTTAAAGGTTAAACTATTGCATAAAATGCATGGCTGGTATGCAAAAATAACAATTGACGGACAGATTGCACGATATGCCAAAAACGAATCATGGACTGGAAAAATACCATATCAAAAGACTCAGGTTTACGTGATTCGCTTGCGTTATACACTGGAGTCCGATTCGTAAAGCAGAATCTTGTGTCAAGTGAATCTTTGTTGCGAATCGTTGTAAATAAATCACACTATCCGAAATTCCTTGTCAACTATCCTTTTGTGCCATTGACAGCATTTTTGGATCTATCCGAATCGGTAGTTTGGAACGAATCAGGAACGAATCGTGAAACCAGAACGAATCAGGAACGAATCATGAATCGAGAACGAATCAGGAACACTGGAACGAATCGAGAACACCCCCACCAGTGGAAAATGACCCCCCACCAGTGGAAATTAAGAGTAACCCCCTCCAGTGGAAATTAAGGGCTTGACCCCACCAGTGGAAATTAGTAGGGTGATTCTAAATAAACAAGAGAGGGAGAGTACCAATGGAAAATATTATTAAGCAGATCAGAGACATCGAAAGTGATTTACAAACTGCTGTTTGTCGTGCAGAAGAATACCGTAACGATGCTGAACGTGGGATAAACGTAAACCATACCTGTGAAGGTGATATGTCGTGGACTAAGCAGGATAAGATCAACAGCCTCTTTGAGTATTTGGAAGATGCTAAGAATGACATTGATCGCTTGAAGGATGACATCAAAGAAGCTAAAAAGCATTTGACTAACTTGCTGGATGATGTAGAGTATGAATCAGTTAGACAAAAAGCTGTAGGAGAATCATAATGTATAAAGTCAGGACAACATATAAAGACCATGACCTAGTTACTGAGACTTTCAACAGCTTACGTGAAGCAATTAATCATGCAGAAGAAGAGTGTATGTACGAAGAGACAGACTACAGTTGGGTCTATGACGAAAACGAAAAGGTTGTACACAAATCAGAAGGGTGGTTATAATGTTATTTAGAATGAATAAAGAATACTTTTGTGAGTGTTGTGAGTTCTATAAGACCTTCGAGGAAATGCATGGTGACAACGATACTATCTGTGCTGTATGCCAAGAGGGTCAAGAGGAATGGGAATATATCAATAGTGAAGAGGAAGATGACTGATGTATTATGTAGAGGCTGTAGTGAAAATCAGGGTTGAAGATAAGCAAGCTGCATACGAACCTTATTGGTTAAGAGAGGCCATAGAGGCTTACCTTGAGGGTGAGGAAGAAGTAGTATCAATAAGCAAACCAATAGTACAAAACGAAGGGTAAGGAGATGTATTGCGTAGTAAACAAAGACCACGGTATTGTCGTAGCTCTGTTTTTATTGGAGTGTGATGCCCAAGACTTTATCTATAACTGTCGTACCCCCTACAGTAGAAAAGACTACACTGTAGAATATAGGGAGAAGTATGAATATGTTACGCTGTAGTGTATATACCCCCGATAGGAAATTGAATTGCTGGAAGCTGGTGGATAATAAAAGAGAAGCAGAAAAGTATAAAAGGGGGTTGACCAGAGCCGTAAGAAATGTGACTGTAACTATAGAAAAGAATCAAAGGAGAGAAGTAATGGAAAAGAAACAACGTGTACTAGACCTGTTAGAAGCTCAAGGTACTAAGATCATAACTGTAACATTCATCAAGGCCAATGGCTCTGAGCGTGTAGTCAATGGCCTTTTAAAGCCTACCAGCAAGATCGTAGGTAGTGATCGTGGTTTAGCTCAAGGTGAGGCTATGAGATCCCGTGGTCAAATCCCAATCTGGGAAATAAAAGAGAGCAAGTGGAAATCATTCTATGCTGAGAAGGTAGAGCTTATCAATGGGGAGAAAGTGTAATGAATAACTTACCAGTAGAGGCACAGAGAGAATTACGCATGTTAGGTATTATGATACCTACTGAGGATGAAGTAGAAGCAGAGGAAGATCTTATAGTAGCACAGCTACGCAGTGAAACGAGGGCTTTACACTTATCTAAGGATTGGTATAATGACCCCCGTGATGAAAATGGAGAGGTAACATTCTAATGGAATATGTGTTGTTTAAAGATGGACAAGAGTTTGAAGTGTTTGATAACAGGGATAATGCTGTAGAAGAAGCTACCCGCTGTTTAGATGACGAACTAGCTGAAGTATATGCTTACTTAAATGGTAGAGAAGTGGGAAGGATACACTAATGAGTATTGAAGTAACATATAAAGGTCACATGGGTAATGACTTGACTGTAGTTAATGCAGCCCGTGTGAGCTTTGGTAAAGAGAGTGAATGGGACTATGAAGAGTCGGATGGCTATAGCTTCAAACAGCATATGAAACTTAAAGATAAGAAACTTATTAAATACTTAGCCAAGCATAAACACATATCACCATTCGGACATTGCTTTGCTAGTTTCCATATCAAGGCACCAGTCTTTGTAGCTAGACAGCTAGTCAAGCATAAGTTCCTACGCTGGAATGAGATTAGTCGTAGGTATGTGGATAGTGAGCCTGAGTTTTATGTGCCTGATCAATGGCGTGGACGTAGTAAAGATAAAAAACAAGGTAGTGAGGGTATTGTAGAAGTCAGAGGCAGTGTGCCCGTAGGTAGAGCTATGTATGCTTGTAGGGATGCATATTATGGTTTACTTAAAGCGGGTGTATGCCCAGAGCAAGCACGTATGGTACTGCCACAGTCTATGATGACTGAATGGTATTGGTCAGGTAGCTTGGATGCGTTTGCTGACATGTGTAAGCTGCGCTGTAAGCCTGACACACAAGCTGAGACAGCAGAGGTAGCGTGGGAAATTGATCGTAGCATGATTGACCTGTTTCCTGTGTCGTGGAAAGCATTAAGGGAGAGTGACTGATGAGAGGTAACATTAACGGTGCAATAAAGGCATCAGCTATTGTAGCATTACTAATTGCTGCACCACCAATACTGATAGCTATGACGTATGATGACTATCCAAAGTATTGTAAGCTGTCTATCTTACTACCATGCATAGGAGTGAAAGAGGAATAATGTTGTTCTATACTGTCCTTGTGTTGAGCTACACGTTAAATGGTGACTACCTACAAGCTAAAGTCATCTTCCCTAGTTATAGGGCCTGTGGAGACGCTCTACCAGCCTATTATGAGCCTGTGTATGCCATTGATAGGGATGCTATAGGTCAATGCCTAAAGACTGAGGTTATATCAGCCTCTATCAAACCTAAGAGGAGGCCCTTATGATAAGTAATGAAGATCTGATAAATATGTGTCGTAAGTTAGCACACAAATATAACAGACCTAATGACTTTGATGACATAGTATCTGAGGGAGCTATAGTCTGCCTAGAGTTAAGGGCTGAAGATCCAGAGGTACACCCAGCGAAACTGTATCGTGAGGCTAATAGAGCCATGCATGACTACATTAACTTAAGCCTACAACCTGTTAGTATCCCTAAGCATAACGTAGCTAGGCGTCTGTCACATGATATTAACGACGAAGAAACAGGTAATATGTCAGAAGATGGGGCTAACTGGCTAAGAAATATTCTGTCGTCTGAGGCTGTATCTTACGAAGAGTTTTCGTCATCTATACCTGACCATGCAGAAGAATACGAGAAGGCAGATTACGAGAATTACATTCTGACTGTAGCCAAAGATCATCTGTCGTTAGAAGAGTGGCAAGTTTTAAGGTTAAGGTTCTGGGAAGATCATACACTACAGGAAGTGGCTGACATGCTTGAGGTCAACAAGATGTGGGTATCTAGGAAAGAACGTGATGCCCTTAACAAGATCTGTAACAATTTGTGATGTTACAACTTAAGAAAAGTATCCCTATTAGTAATTGTCCCTTTACTGAAAGTGTAACTTAAGTTAAGACATAAGTATCAACAATAGGAGTTAATATGTACTATAAGATTTCAAAACCTTGTGCTTCCGTAACTTACGGTGAGAAACAAGTTAAAGCTCTAGCAAAGAGGATGAAAGAAGTAGGTTACGACACCGATAGGCCAATCGTATTATGGAACGGTACTATTTTAGATGGTCGTCATCGTTATCTTGCTTCTCAGGAAGCTGAAGTTGAACCTAACTTTATCGAGTTTAATGGTACAGAAGAAGAAGCGTGGGATTATGTTTTCATTCACAATGATGTAGATGGTAATAGGCCTATTGATAAGGATTTCTTCTATGTACAACGTGCTAATGCTTTGGGTGTTCGGGGGCGAGGTGGTGACGGAACCAATCAGTATCAAAGTGGAAATGTAGTAAATACTACATTAGCTCCATCCCAACAAGATCATGCAGAAAGCCTAGGTGTGCATCGTGACACAATTGCCCGATGGGAGAAAGACCGTAAGGAAATGATGTCTGATCCTGAGTTAGCTGAGATGTCATCTACACTAGAGGGTTACAAAGAAGCTAAGAAAGAGCTTAAGAGGCGCAGAGACCCTGTAGTACCAAACTATCGTATTGATGAGGCGATGGGAGCTATCAAGGGAATATCTGAGCTATATAGTAAACGATACCAAGGAACAAAAGAGGAGGCAGCAAGTGTATTAATATCTGAGTTGATAAGGGGCTGTGAGACTGATGATATAGGTCTTAGTATAGCCAGAGACTACGTTAAATGGTTTTTGTCGCTAAAAGAAGTTTTAGATGTGGCAGAGCCTGAGTTAATACAATTCCTACAAGAGCAACCAACACTTAAATTAGTAAACTAGGAGAACCCGACTATGAGTAAAAGAGATTATGCAAAGAAGTTATATGAGACAGCACAGCAAATGTGTTTACAATTACACCTAACCCCAGACTTAGGTAGTGCCAATCGCATACTTAATGCTGGTAAAGTTTCCATCAGGAGTAATACTAACTATATGGCCCGTAGAGACTGTGTAGATATTGCGTTGAAACCTTATACAAATGAGTTTGGAGAGCAAGAACCGTTTGGAGATATTTGCGAACGTGACTTAGAGTATGCTGAGAAGTTCGTTGAAAAAAACATGAGTCGTGGACAAGGGCTTGTAAATAACATGACAGAAGCAAGTATGTATGTCATTCGTTGTCAACGAGAAGAAATAAAACGACTTAAGTCTTAACAAAAGGAGAGAGCCGCATGACTGAGACAGCGCACCAGCCTTGTCCATATGTGTCGTGTGGCTCTTCCGATGCCTTTAGCTACAATAGCAATGGGTACGGAAGATGCCATGCATGTGAAAGAGGTTACCCATCGAAGAGCCAGATGTTTGATTGGGCTAAAGACAAATACCCAGTAGTGGAAAGAGACAGTAGTATGAGTACAGTTATAGATTATACGCCCAAACGCATAGAAGACCCCGCCAGTGGAAATTATGTAGCTATGAGAGGCATTACAGCTAAGACTATGGAAGACTTTGGCGTACAGACTTACTCTGATCGTCAGGAATATGTGTACCCTAGCGGGGGAATTAAAGTACGCAAGCTAGACGAGAAAGTATTCTACACTAAGGATGGCTTTAAGGGTGACGAACTGTTCGGTATGAACCTGTTTACTGCTGGCAGTTCTAAGATGGTAACAGTCACTGAGGGTGAACTAGACGCCCTGTCAGTAGCCCAAATGCTTAAGAGCCAATACACTAACCCTGTAGTATCTTTACCCTCTGCTACGCCCTCTAAGAAGCTCTGGGAGAAGTGTACAGAGTGGCTCAATAGCTTCGATAAAATTGTCCTATCTGTAGACAACGACGAAGCTGGGAATGCTGTAGCTGATCGTATGGCTAAACTGTTCCCCAATAAGGTCTACCGTGTACCACATGACAAGTTCAAGGACGCTAACGAGTTCCTGACCAACAATGCAGCAGCAGAGTTCAAGAGTGCATGGTGGAATGCTAAGAAGTATACACCTGAGAATGTTCTTAACAGTACTGATGACTTCATTAGCCTGTATACAGATACGCCTGAGCATCAATATGTACCAACTGGTATCATAGCTTTAGACGATAAGATCTTGGGCCTTATGCAAGGTCACTTCACAGTCATCAAAGCGCCTACAGGTATAGGTAAGACTGAGATCATGCGTTACCTAGAGTACAACATGTTACAACATAACATACCTTTTGCTGCATGGCACTTGGAAGAGACTAAGCTAAGATCTTTACTTGGTCTTGTGTCGTATCAGCTAAACGATAACCTGACCCGCAGAGATCTCATAGAGGAGAAGCAAGCAGAGGATGATGTCATACGTGCCATCAAAGAGCTAACTAAGGACGAGTTATTCTACCAGTTCTACCTGAGTGATGGTCAAGGTGCTGATGAGCTATGCGATCAGATTAGATACTTTAGTCAAGCCTGTGGCTGTAAGTTTGTATTCTTTGAGCCTATTCAAGACGTAGTATCTGGTCAGTCAGAAGAGAGTAAAGAGCAGATGTTAGCTGACTTATCGGTCAGGTTGTCTAAATTATCAGCGGAGCTAAACGTAGGTATCGTAACCATTGCCCACACTAACGACAATGGAGATCCTAAGTATTGTAAGATGATTGGACAACGGGCATCAGTAATCCTAGACCTCTCCCGTGACAAAGAGGCAGAAGACTTACAGGAACGTAATACAACGCACATAACAGTGCAGAAGAACCGCCCATGCTCAGAAGAAGGTAGGGCTGGTATGATGCGGTTTAACTCAGAAACATTTACACTACGAGAGGTAATTTGATGGAAAAATATAATATTGATGGGCATGTAGGAAGCGGATGTATAATCCTAAAACAGGGGGCACTTTCAAAATCACTAGGTAAAAACGTAGTGTTTTATGGGGAAGACTGCGAATACAATTTCTTAGACTTAACTGATAACCTGTTAAGATTAGTTTCTCATGAGAAAGATTTGTGGTTTTCCTTTGATCAGGTAGAGTTTTTAGAGGTCTTTGAATAATGCCAGTATTTGATATAGAAACAGATGGATTAGATAGCACTAAGATCCATGTAATATCTTGGATGGATGACCAAGGGAATGTGCAACACACGCATGACTATGTAGCTATGCGTATCTTCCTTGAGGAAGCACCAATCCTGATAGGACATAACATTGTAAGGTTCGACATCCCCGCAGTGGAAAAGGTTCTAGGTGTTAAGATAGGTGCAAAGCTAGTGGATACGTTAGCCCTGTCTTGGTATCTAAACCATAGCCGTGTCAAACATGGTCTTGAGGGCTACGGAGAGGACTATGGAGTGCCTAAGCCTAAGATTACTGATTGGTCTAGCCTAACACCAGAAGAGTATGCTCACAGGTGTAATGAAGACGTTAAGATTAACGCTAGACTATGGCGTGACTTGGACATCAAACTTAAGAAGCTGTACCCTGATGAGGATGAGAAGTGGCGTTTCATTGACTACCTTACATTCAAGCTACAGTGTGCAGCAGAACAAGAGGCCCTACAGTGGAAATTAGATGTAACCAAAGCTAAGGGGCATCTAGCGGAATGGGAAGCTATGAAGGCTGATAAGATAGAGCAGTTAGCTGATGCTATGCCTAAGCGTGTTCTAACTAAGTTACAGCAACGTCCTAAAGTAATGCACAAGAAGGACGGTGAGCTATCGTCACATGGCGAAAGGTTTGAGGAACTACGCAAAGAGTATAAGCAGCCAGAAGGTGTACAGTCCTTTGTCGTTAAGACAGGTGAAGAACGTGCTAACC